TGGTAAAGAGTCCCATCCTGACTATGCTGATCTTTGTCCCGAACCTATAGTGCCTCCAGATCCAATAGAAGAAGAGAAGAAAATTCAAAAAAAATTTAGTAAGTTTATTGAAGAATCCAAAGGGGATCCATTTTATGATTTATATAAATTTAGATTTTTTCAATTTCATTGTTTGGACGGCGAAGAATCTGCAAGTGATATTATTGATTTATTTACAAATAGACTTCTACAGCAATTCGATAAAATAGGCAGTGTAGGCGCTCAATTTAATTATATTAGATGGGCCACGAGTTTAGGTAAGGCAAATTACGAAGACTATGTCTCAAATGATTATTATTATGCTAGCACACAGTGGAAAAATAGATTCCCATATGTAAATGTAGATAATCAAGTAAGAGCCGACATAAAAAATGCAGGTTATAATAATTGGGAACAAATAGTGGATGGAGTTTCTAAATTATTTAAAGAAGCAATAGATGTTGTGTTTCCAGTGTACGAGGTTACAGTTGTGGCGACCGGTAACAGAGGTGAATACGTTTATAATGAAAATGATTTAATTAAAAGAATGTCACGTGGTAGAAAAGCAGAAACTCCAATGCCATCTCCAGGTGTTAGTGAAGATGTGCTTTGTCCACTAGATGAATATAAATGTCAAGTCTCTTTTAATAGAGAACGTGATTTACCACAATATGAAAGTAAAAGACCTAGAATATTAACAGATCACGTTGTTGCTTTCTTTTCATATGACAACAGTACAATAGATAATGTTCAACGTTTAAATTCATATAACAATAATAATAACTTAGACGAAGGTGAAGCTGCTGATATTCTTTTAAGTGATTCAGGTCGTATTTTATGGTATGATAAACCAGATCAATATGTTGAAAGTCAATATGTAAATAATGAATATGAAAGACACTGGACTAAAATACCTGCTGCTATTACAAGTATTAGCCCAGACTCTACTGATGCTAAAGCAGCATTAACTCAATTTTTAAATATTGATCCAAAACAAGGCGGTACTGTTTTTAAGTTTCAATACGATCAAGCTAAGAAATCAAAAGAAGCTGCAGAAGAATGTGATGAGTTAGAAGAAGGTGCTGAAATTGCGTATACTTGGCCAGGTGGAGATCCATATGAAGAAATGGCAGCCATTACTATTGCATATTGGTATGCGTGTATTGTAAAACCTTTTGCTCCAACAACATCTATGCCTCCGGCATTAATAGCACCACCACTTACAGGTATTTATGTACCTATTTATTATGGTGGTAAAACGAGATTGGCTAATAACTTGAGAAGAGCTTGGAACTCTGGTAAATCATTTATGATTCCACCAACAAAACCACCAGCGACAGTGGTCGCTACCGCATTAGCTGCAACATATGCTATGCATTTATTAGAATTTAAATTACTTTATTTAGGTGGAATTCCGACACCTGCTGGACCTGTCCCAATGGTAGGTTTTGTACCTGTCGTGTTCTAAAAAATAGAAGGATATATAATATGTTACACTCTTAATATAAAAAAAATGACAAACAAATCAAAAAGAGCTAGAATCGGCGAAACTACGGTCACTCTAGCAGAAAAGACAGTAGAATCAAATACTGAAACAGTAGTAGAATCAACAACTAAGAAAGAGGAAATAGAAGATACCAACGATCAGTGGTATAATGCAGAAGGAGAATTCATGTGGGACGAATATGAAGCTACTTGTGTAACTAGACTTAGAAAACCAAATCCACATATTAAAACCAGAAACGGTGACAAGGTTTATTCCAGAGAATTATACGCTCAAGAGCTATATGATAAAATGGAAGTATATGAATCTAACGTCAACATGCTACCTGAATTGATTGAAGGTGGAATATATGATGGAACAGTTTATGCTGTGACTTCAGACTTTATCACGGTCGATGTGGGTTATAGAGAATCTGTTTATATTAAGTTTGAAAAAGAGCCTGAACATGTTCAATCCCTTAAGCCTGGAGAAGCTACTTCAGTGTTGATCACAACATATAGACCAGGATCACATGTTATTGGAAGCATCAGTGGTGGTGTTAAGCAAAAAACATTTATGGATCTAAGAGACGGTGTTGAAAAAGGTGACACTGCTTGGGTAGGTACAGTTGTAAATATGATAGAAAACGGAGGTTACATAGTTAACGTTCAAGGAATAGATTGCTTTATGCCTGGATCATTAGCTGGAATTAACAAGCTACACGACTTTAGCTCTATTATAGGGACTGAAATGTATGTTGTTCCTGTTAGTTTCTCACCAGACAGAGGCACATTAGTTGTTTCACATAGAAAATATTTACAAGCATTAATTCCTACTGCAATAGAAGAATTAAAAGAAGCTATTGATAATGAGCAAACAGGACATGTAACTGGTACTGCAAAATACGGAGTATTTGTTGAGTTCAATAAATGTTTAACTGGTATGATTCATAATAATGACTTAGACGAAGAGACATTAGTTAAGTTTAAGGCCAGAGAAATTAAACCCGGTGATCAAATTTCATTTAAAGTCAAAGACATTGTAAGTGAAAAGAAAATTACACTAACACAAAAAGTAAACGTACAAATTAATCCATGGTCGGACATTACAACTAGAATTCAGATTCCTTCTAATGTTACTGCTATTGTTAAAACAAAAAAGGATTATGGTTTATTTATTACTATAGAAGAAGGTGTAACAGGATTGTTACATATTAGTGAAATAGGAGAAGAAACAATGTCAGTCTTTAAACCCGGTGATGAAATTACTGTACAGATTACAAGAATAGATGTTGACTCAATGAAAGTATTTCTTAAACTACCACAATAAGTTCAACATGAGTGTGATATATAATCAAACGGTAATATCATACTCTAGATGCAAAAACTTAATATAAAATCTACAAAGGAACAGATCTTGAACTCTGCACAAATAGGTGTGGAGTTCGAGTTCTATTCTAACTTGAGCCTTCAAGAGACCCAGAAGTCTATTTCTGATTTATTGAATAGAAAAATTCAATTAGAAGAAAAGGCACATTCTGATTTTGTACCTGATGACAAAGTCTTTAAAATGGAACCTGATATGTCAGGTGGTAAAGGACTTATAGAACTGGTAACTGGTCCAATTCCTTACAGAAATGCTAGGGTAATTATTATTAAAATGTTGGATTGGATTGATAAAAACGGATATACTAACGATCGTGCTAGTATTCACTTAAACATGTCATTTCAAACTGACTACTTAGAAGATCCGTTAATGGTTTCTAAAATGAATATTCTTAAATTTATTTTAGATTTTGATGAGCAACAAGTTTATAATTTCTTCCCTTCTCGAGAAGGTTCAACATATGCTAAAAGTATAAAATGGGTTATGCCAGCAAGAGAAGCATATTACTTTGATGAAGATCATATTTCACCAATGAATTTTACTTTTGCTAACTCTAAATACTATGGCATAAACTTTGAAAAGGCACAGAAAAATTACTTAGAGTTTAGATACATCGGTGGAGAAGACTATCATAAGCGTAAAGACGAGATATTGTATTTATGTGAAAGGTTTATTATGCAAATGTGGAAATCATGTAATGATTCTAGGTTTTCAATACAAAATAGAATAGAACTTAAAAGAATTCTTAATAAGAATAAACCACTTATAGAATCTTTAAAAGACCACACTAAAGTAAATAAGTACTTTCCTAAAATACACATATTAGTTGATTTACAAGACAATGATCAGGTTATTAAAGTTCAGTGGGCTAGAATAAAGAATAAAGTAATTGATTTAATAGCCAACGGTACAATGGAAAGAGGTATTATCAATTATGATTCAGATTATGGTACTATTCAAGTAAAAGACGGTGTATTCTCGGCTATATTCCTTTTGGACGGATATGAATTTATAGATTGCGAATTAAAAGGTAATGTAGAAAACGCATCGATTTATGGGGGTGAAGTAATTGGATCTATGCTCAAAAGATGTAATCTTTATAGCAGTGCTGAAATAAAAGACAGCAAAATAGAATCATGTTATGTTAACGGTAGCGTAACTGCTACTAATTGTTTTATATTTGGACGTGATGGCGTATTTAAAGGTAGAACAATTGGTGGTATATACAGAGAAGGCTTTTTAGGAAAGGATGCTAGAATAGGAGATACTACTGAAGTTGTAGTTAGTAAAAAAATAAATTAAAAAATGAGTGAAATTAGAAGCGGTGGTTACGACGGTAACAATAACAATTTAATAACACCTCGGGATTTTGGAACAACTTGTCTAAACGATTTTTTAACAGAAATTGCAGATGAAATTACAGGTGCATGTATGTTGCCTGTAAACCTGCCACAAAAAGAAGTTATTAACATAATTAACAGGGCTAAAAAATGGATGTATAAGAAATATGAGGATTCTGTAAGAGAGAACTATTATCATATTCCATTTGAGACTTTCAATTCAGAGTACTTTAGAGAAAACAGAGTTCTTAATTTACCAGCGCCTGCAGCTTCTGGAACACCAGGAGCCGGTGGTGGCGGAGTATTTTCAGTATATGGTGTATATGATTTAACATCTGGTTGGAATTCAGTTGGATCTGGAATGGATCTTAGATTCCAGCCTGGTGCAGATTTTGCATTAGAAAGAATGTTATTTAGAAACATGTATAATGGATCAGGTCCTGCAGAAGCTGCAGAAGAATTACAATACTATGTATTAAATGCTTCGCTAGCTGACATGTCAAGACAAATTTTAGAAAATCCTATTTCTTATCAGTACCAAAGAAACACGGGTGAATTAAAGATTATGGGTGACACACCAAAGGGTGACGTTATATTAGAGCTTTATGAGACTATTCCAGACTGTGCGTTATTTGATGACGAAATATTCTTTAGATATGTTAGCGCTAAAATAAAGCAATCATTAGGTGCTAAGTTAGGTATCTTTAAATTTGCTTTACCCGGTAACGTCGAATTTGACTACAGTGCTATAAAAGATATGGGTGACAGTGAACTAGAGTCCATAGAAGAAGAAATCAAAGGAGATGAAGGTGTAGACTTCATGTTCCATAGTTAAAAAATTGAGATACATATATAAATGGATTTTTATATAAAAACTTTAGGAGACCCAAACTGGAATAGAACACAGGTTCAAACCAATGGAGAAATAGAACAGCTCATTCAACAAATTGAGACTATTTTATTTACTGGAAAGGCTGATGTTTTAGGATCACCTGGATTTGGATGTGATTTAGAAAACTACATATATTCTTTAGGATATAATGAAGGTCAGCTAAAAGACGTGTTAGATACACAAATTAAATATTATTGTCCTTTAGCACAAAAATACAGCGTTTCAACTAAGATTAACTTTCTTAAAGGTAGCGTTAGAGATATTGCATATATTGATATTACAGTAGACAGTAAATATCTCGTACAATTAAACATTAGATAAAATGGCAGAGTTAAAATTTATAAGTACATTAAGAGCAACTGCAAAACAGGTCAAAGATGATGCTAGGGTTTATATTTCTAGGGTTTATGGACGAGCAGGTACATTATTTACTGATGCATCGCCGTTTGCTCAAATTATATCTGTAATAACTGAGATTCAAGAATTAATATTATTTTATCTTGAAGATGCGTTGGTTGAACAGAACATATATACAGCTCAACATCCAGAATCTATTTATGGTATGAGTAGACTTACAGGTCATGACTCTACTAGAGGTTTTGCAGCTACAGGTGAAATTGAATTTAGATGGAAACCTGGAGTTGATTTTGATAAAATTTCAGGAGCTGGAATTACAATAGACAATAGAGCTGAATTAAAATTTGACCTTAACGGGTTAACATATACATTATTGACCAGTAAAGATAGATTTAGATTAGAAAAAAGTAATAATAAAGTTATTAGTACCGCAATCATTCAAGGTAAATTTGAAACACAAACTTTTACAGGTGATGGCGAACCTTTACAATCATTTAATGCTCAAACAAAAGGATTATCTGATCATAGTAAAATAAACATTAGTGTAAACGGAGAATTATGGACTAAACAGGAATCTCTTTATGATTTACAAAGAAACGAAAAAGCGTATCTTGTTAAAACAGGTATTTCAGGTGGATTAGATATTTATTTTGGAAACACTGCGTTTGGTATGGTGCCTCCACAGGGTTCGAAAATAGAAGTTGAGTATGTCATACATGACGGCAAGAAAGGAAACTTAGATGACTCAAATGATTTAACTTTAAAGTGGCAAGCATCTGGTGAAGATTCTTTAGGTACATCACATGATTTAAATAATTTCTTAGACATAACCGTTACATCTTCTCCTAAAATGGGAACAGATAAAGAATCTACTCAATTTACAAAGATCATGACCCCTCTTGCTAGTAAGTCATTTGTATTGGCAACTCCAGATAATTATGAATACTTCTTATCAAGATATGGTATATTTTCTTATTTGGATGCTTATAACACAACAGATGATCAGTATCTAGATGATGATAACGTGATTTATATTTTTGCAATTCCAGATGTTAGAAAGAAGTTAGCTAAAAACCAAGATTATTTTTCTATTCCTCAAGAAGAAATGTTTTTCGATGATAATGAATATGAAAAAATGTCTAAGGTATTACAAGACAGTGGACAGCAAATGGTAACTACTGAAGTTGTTTTTGTTAAACCTAAGATTAGAAAATATAGCATGGATGTTAATATTAGATTTTTTGAAGGTTTTACAAAAGATGAATTAACTAGCGAAATTAGATCTAAAATAGATGAATACTTATTAAATGTAACTAGAAGAGATAAGTTGCCAAAATCAGATATAATTTATATATTAGAAGAGATTGAAGGTATCGATGCCGTTAATGTTAGGTTTATTTCTGAAACAGAAGAAACTGCAAGAAGATTAGGTTACTTTGAATCTAAAACAATTTCTGTTGTACCACAAGATCCGGTAACTTTAGAAAATGTTGGAAATGGAAAACAAAAATATGTGTTCTTTAAAAGAATAGAAGAAGTTTCAACTGTAACAGTAGACGAAACAACAGTTATACCTGAAACAGTAGTTGGTTTAGATAGATGGGGTGATATTATTATGGAGAAAGAAGAAGTTGCAGTATTTAGAGGTGGATGGCAAGATAGAGATGGAGATGAAATTGAAGATGATGTTTTAATTAACGCAGAAGCTGCATTAAGTATTAATTTTGACGGTGATCCAGTTCCTAGAACAATATATACTAGGTTACAAGCAGGTGATAGAAAAGCATTAAAGAAATAAATAATAAGACATGAATTTATTTAAAGACTTACTAAAATATAACACTTCTAAAGTATATGATGTTGCTAAAACAAGACATGACAATAGGCTTAATGTAGGTAATCAGTATATGGATGAAAGTTTTATATCTAAGATGCTTTCAAAGCACATAATTAGAAATACTATATTAAGAGAATTCTTATATTTTATAGATGATCATTTATTTGTATTAATAAAAGGAGTTAGAGTATTTAAAGGTTACAAGAATTATACTGTAGAAAAAGATGATAAATTTATTAGATAATGTATAATAATTTAAGATTTTTTAACGGACTAGAAAATGATCTAAATTTACTACAAGATGCAAACGGTATCTGGACAGGTAGTCTTTATTTAGATGAAGTTTCTGTTCAGTTATATGAAACTGTTAATCTTTTCGTATTAGAAGAGTGTAAGCATTTGGGTGATTTAGTAGCTAATGCACCAGTTGCAGAAACTAGCGATGCAACTAAATTTATTTTTAGATGGCAAAAAGATATGTTAGGAATGTCAGATGACATTATAATGTATAGTACTAAATTATCAGAAGGTAAAATACTTGTTGATAATAAAACTTCAGTTGAGTTTGATATAGAAGATAACTCTATTATAGACTCAACCGATGTTAATGGCATAAAGGAATTGTCAGTTGCAAATCAAGTTGCATTACAGGTTAATCTAGCACTGAGCTCTAAGATAGATGGTCCACATCAAAGAACACTTTACATGTATCAGTCTATTGCAGGTGTAGAAACTGTTATTGCAAAGATAAAAATATATGGTGAAGTTATTGCAGAAGATGAAAGACTTAGTGTTTTATTGTCTAATTTTGGTGCAACACTAGACGTTGGAGATTTTATGTTGTTTAAAACACATGACATTAGTGAAATGTCTCCAGATTTTAAACTACTTAACAAGAAGCGTAAAGAACTACTCCTAGAGTTACATAACATTAAGCCGTTTGTAGGAACATATAAAGCCATATTGAATGCTATAGATTTCTTTGGCTATGACAGAATTACTCTAAAAGAATACTGGCTTAACGTTGATAAATCAGCAGAAAGCTTCGGTAAAATGTACGCAGTACCAGTACCCAATGCATCTAAGCGTGGGGAAATGATTCGTAAAAGATTAAAATTTAATGTTCCTAGTAGTACTATTAAGAAAACCAGCAGGTTTAGTTTAGTGTATAGGATTAATGAACCTGATGGGACATTTGATCATTGGGATATTCCTAATGTGCAAGAGGTATTTGATTTTACACCTGAAGAAGTTTTAATAAAACTATATGGGCTTAAGAACAGATTACAAAAAGATTTCTTACCATTAAATGCTAAGATAATTGACATCACGGGTGAAGGTGACTATTTTGCTCAGAAAAACCTAAACGTTTGGAATATTCAAAACGGTGTAAGTTTCTTTACAGAAGGACATAATATAAAATTCGAAGCTCATCCAAAGGACAGGCCTATATTTATAGAAGATACTTCAATGGTTCTTAAAAGCCACTTAGATCAAAACGACGACACTTCTAATTATAATACTTTACTGAATATAGAATATGGAAACGAAGACACTCTTGAGCAACACGAAAGAGAAGATCTAATATCTGCACATTCTAAATTTTATCAAAATTACTACGATACTGAATTACATTCATATAATCAGAATATTCCGATAGGTGCTCCTATTACATTAGATGGTACATTAACATTTGATGATATTTGGTCTGAAGCTAATTTTACATGGGAAGACGCAGTAGATGCTAACGAAAACCTTAAAGTTACTTGGGATAATTGGTGGAAAAGATGGGTTTATGAAATAGAATGGATTATAACTAACAAAGAACAAGGGTATGATCAAACGTTTAGAGGTCCAATTGATAACTTTTTAGTATTTCCTATTACATTGCCATTTGTTGGTCAATATTCTGTTGAAATGAGAACATATGATCTCTTTGGACATAGATCGCATTTTAGAATGGATGACTTAATTAATATAAGACTAAAAGATTTAGAATTATATGGCATATACAAATGGAAAGAAATTACTGATTGGAATTCTAAGAAATTAGATTGGTCAAAATCAGGTGGTTATTGGGATTTCCCTCAAGATAATTTAACTAAAGTAGAAGACGATATAGCTACTTTGTATTTAACACTAGACAGAGCAAATTATGTGCACAGAGAAGATGATCAAGGTGTTAGATTCTCAACAGTACAAAGATTTGTTGATGTTTATTCAGAAATAGGATTTAGTGAAAATGCTGGACCTTACACATATGATGAATCTACATTTAGATGGAAAGACACAAATCATTTATGGTGGAATGCAATGAGAGTTGGAACAGATTTATCTGCTAGCTTTAAAATAAATGACATCTCACAAGGGGAAACTTTACAAATCACACACACTGATCAAAAAGGTCAATCTTTTGTAGGAACACATGTGATAACATCTCCAACACCAACTAGTACTTCTGATATATTTGCATGGAATGCTATAGCTGAAGAATTAAATAACAGTGAAGATTTTGTTATAAACAAATTTAATTTTAATCCAGTATTAGAAGATGTTGATGGTATTGATCCACTAGAGAGTGATATCTTTAGATTTATTATAGCAACAGGTGAAGAATATTCATATACTTATGATTTTTCTGATGTTAGAATAATTAATGGAAATTTAGGAAGCACATCTAGTATTAGTGGTGAAAATCACGTAGTACACTATAATCCAACATGGGACGATACTAAAATATTTAAAGATTATGCTGAGGTTGAAAGATCTACGCACGTGACTATTTCTACTGACATTTCTAAGTTCCCTGGAGCGAAGAATGCAAAGTGGACTATTCAGAATATAAGTAATCCAGAAATCACTGATATATACTATAATAATATGTGGTTGACTTACATATTCAAGGAACCTGGATATTACTCCATATCTCTTGAAGCAGAAGACACATATGGAAACAAAAACGTTGTAAAACGCAATATGCTAAAAGTAAAATAAATAAATAAAATGGCAAACATTACAGAAATCTTAGGAACTGACTCGGTGTCATCATCGAGACCAACTATTAATAATAACTTTGAGTTATTAAACGATGAGTTAGCTAGTGTAACTGCTCTATTAAACCCGACAACTTCGGTTTTAAGTGGAGTAACTAACATTACTACTTCAGCTATTACAGTTTTGCAAAACAATTTAACGTTATTCCAAGTTAATTCAAATGGTGGAACAGTAGGAACAGACTTTACATTCAACAACGCTATCACGGCCTCTGGCAAAGTGATATTTAGCGGTGTTGTAGGTTCTGCTTCAACTGCCACGACAATCGCTGCACCGACAACGCTTGAAAAATCGACATACTTCGTGGATGCTGATTTTACAATGCCAGCTGCAGTCGATGGTCATGAAGTTATGATTATCGCGACAGCGGCATCTACTCTTTTAGTAGCTGCGGGTGTTTCTTTAGGAGCGACTTCAATTGCACTTGATGGACTTAACTCAACGATTACATTAAGATGTTTTGGAAATACTTGGTACGTAGTTAGCTCACATAAAGCAACTATCGTTTAATAAACAAAATTAATAAATAAATGGCGACTCCTTTAGTTAGAATACCTCAGCCGCAAGGCGGCACAATGTATGCATTCGCATCGGCTGCGAGAGACATAACTAGGGCCTTTAATAATCCTGATCTAAAATTTGAATTTAGCAAGTATGCATTACTTGACTTACCGGATTTTACACAATCAGTAAATGGTTCTAATGTTATTGACTATGAACTTGGCTTAAAACAAGCCTCAGGTCAATCTTATGTTGCATCGATGCCAAATGTCGATTTCGCACAAACCTTTCAAAATTATGCTCTTAACTTAGAAGAACTTCTTTTAAGAGATGATGACTATGATCCGATTATTTTACAATCGGATGCAGAAAAGGTATTCTTTAAATGGATGTCTAAATTAGGCGCTGTAGATTTTAGACCAACAGATTCCAACGAGAGTGTTAATGGTTTATATGCAGAGAATGATAATGCTATATTAGGTGGTGGTAATTACGAGAAGCTAGTTAAGTATCTCGGTACTATTGACGCAGAGAACGACGTAACTTATTCTGATAACACATATCATGAAGTTTACGTTAACGTTCCAACATCAGTAGGTTATACACCATTAGTATTGTTTAGACCAACAAACTATAACACAACTGCTACTAAATTATATGCAGAAGATTATATTGAAGGTAGAGCAGGTCAATCACACCCAGATCCAAATATTAATATTGATTCAATTGTTGATGAATATAATGCTGAAAGTGGACCATATTACGATATACAAACTAATGCAACCAATTCTGTACAGATTGAATTTAACGCTGGAAGTTATGCAGCAATAGAGCAAGATCCAGACACAACTTCTATTTTAGAATATTCTAAAAAAGGACAGGATTTTAGATTTAATGCGATATTAGTTTATTATGACCTTTATAGTGAATCAGTGCCAGCCAATAGAGCTACTAATTTATATGGTGTTTTAATTTTAGATGATATCAAAGATGCATTCGGTCCAGGTACAAAGATTCATGAGCAAATTAAGTATAAACCGAATGAAGTTACTGGACTTAACGGTAATGCATACTCATTAAAATTAAATTTAAAGTTTAATTCTTCTCTAGACAACGTAGGTGTTGAAACTTCTATTAATGATTTTACAACATTCTCTATGGATTTATTCATGGACACTACTACTGCTCTTGAAAATGCAACACAATTACTTTTAGAGGCTAACACCAGATACTTAGGGATTAATACAAGATTATATGATTTAGAATCTATCGTTTTAAGTTCCAATGATAGTGAAGATATTGTTAATAGACTAGTTGCGGTAGAATCAGATTTCGAAGATGCGTCTATTCAATTGCAAGATTCTAAATCACTATTAGATCTGATAACTAAGGCACATGATAAAATTAATAGATTGGTCGACGGAACAATACCTGTAGAGTTACAATATAATACAGATGTTATATTTAACGGTAAAGGTACAGCCGTAGATAAAACTATTGAGAATAAAATAAAGATTAATAATACAGTTTATGGATATTCTTTAGGTGAAGCATGGTTGTATAACATGGCAGCCGAATCATTGGCTTTAAAATTAGATGCAACTAATCAATTTAACGCAAATGTTTCTGGCTCAGGTGCAGATAAATTCGCGATTTGGTCAAAGCTACAAGAATACACTAATAGATTAAGTTTAAAGAATCTATTTTCATCGGATCCTAATAATGATCTGAATATATACATTGACGATAGTTCTATTTCATGGAAAGTCGGTCAAACATATAAGATAGCGTTCGACACGATTGACATGCAAGGTAACAATATTAAAATCTATTCTGATAAAGTCAATAGATTTGATAAACTAGTTGCTGAAATAGATGTTAGTCAACTTTTAACAAATAAACCATATATTGAGATAGTATGTGTAGATCCTGCAACCTATCTCTTTGAAGCAGATATTTTAAGATAATATGAATACTAACAACTCACTTTCTAACACGCTCAAGAAGCTTCTTGAAATCAATGCTAACTCTTTAAAAGTATATGAAAGAGTTAACGAAGCGGTAACTACTGAAAAGAAAGATATTCCTTTGGAAATCTTAGCACCAGATGGTACAACTACTACAGTTTATGTACCTGCATTTGGTTATATGAAACGTGAGTTAGAAAGATTAGACACTAATCTTAAGGCACTTACAGGTTTAGGCAAAGGTAATACTAAAATCAAATTACCCGATGGTAGTTTTCAAAGTATTATTACTTCAGCCTTAAAAACGCCAGCAAACGACATTACAAGTGTAATTAGACCTGAGCGTTTTGCTACTAAAAGTAATTACTTCTTTGAAGATTTCTTAAATCCATTACTAACAACATCTTTAAATATTTCTGGACAAGTTCCAGACGACACTGAAAGAGTGTTGATTAAAAGAATTATTTTTGATTCTACTAATGAAAATACAGTGGATTACTTTAAAAGTAATTTTAAAAATCTAGAAAATTTAGACTATTTTACAGTTATTAGAGACGTTGTAAATAACAACTTATCATATATTGTTGACGAGGAAGTTAGAGATTTGCCTTTTAGAAATAGTCAATATGCTGGTAAGTTTGATATTACTTCTATTGATACGATGAAAAAGGATGTCGTTGTTAATGGCGTTACTAAAAAGAAATCAGTTAAATTAATAACTGTTGATAAATTAACATATTCTGACAATGGTAAAGAGTTAGATGATACTGAACTTCTTAAAACTGGTGATGAGTTAATGCTCAACAACGGTAATAAGAATACTAGATTTAAGATTTCAAAAATAGACGGGTCTACAAGACAATTAGAATTAGAACTAATAGAAGGATATGAAGCGCTTAAAATAGGAGCCGATGCATTATCTATTTACAAATACACTAGAAACGGACTATCTGTTCAGGTTAATTGTGGATTCAACGAAAGGGTTTTAGTATTTATTAAAGCTATTGATCCAGATTCAAACATGTTGGCAGAAAAATGGTCACCGGGTATTGGTCTATATACTAATGAATTAACTCTTCTTCAAGAAGATGGGACATTTATTAGATTAGATGATTATTACAAGGAAAACGTTGCAGATTTCGGTCAATATATTAAAGCCCTTAAAGACGATGCTATCCCTCCAGCGACAATAGGTGTTACACCTGATGCTCCAACTTTGGATAACAGTAACTTTAAGGTTGTACAAATTAACAGACACCTGACTAAGAATGACGCATCTGATAAGATCAAGAAGTTTTCGGCAGACAAAACATCAGTTGAAGAGACTATTAAGAAATTAGACGATACTATTTCTAAGAAAAGGACTGAAATCTCAACTAAAAAATACGAGTCTGAGGTTCAACGAGATAAAGATAAAAGTGAGCTTAACTCATTAATAGATGAAAGAGCTAGTGAAACTAAACTTTACAATAGTTTAGTAAATCAAATTCAATCATTAGCTTCAAGTACCAATGCTACTAACATTACACCTAAGTTTAGAGTTAGGGGTTTTTGGGCAGTGCCAGCTCCTAAAAAGGTTGCAGACACAGTTCCACAAAATGTTGTACAGTTTTCTGTTCAATACAGATACTTGTCAACCAATGGTAAATCAAGTGAAGTTTCACAGTTGCCATTTACAGACGGTACTAGAGAAAAAACTGCAGTATTCTCAAATTGGAATGAAATTAAAACTAAGGTTAGACCAAGGGGTAGAGTAAAACCTACAATTCAAAACATAACTCAAAGACTTAAACCAATGAAGTTTGAGTGGAAAGAATCTTTAGTAGAAGATGCTCAAGAAATTAATTTTAACCAATTAGATATTGCCATTAATCAAAATGAACTAGTTGAAATTAGAGTAAGATCTATTTCTGAAGCTGGTTATCCTGCAAACCCAATTTATTCTGATTGGTCAGAGTCAATAACTATTGATTTCCCAGAGGCCGAAATAGACACAACTGATTTAGATGGATTGATTGAGAAAAACTTAGCTGAAGTTGCTTCTGTTAAAATATCTGAAGAATTAACTTCTAAAGGAGTATTTACACACGTTGAAGAAAGTTTTGTTGCTAATGAAAAACTATATGCACACAATGCAACTTCAATTGCATCGGGATTCTTATCAGCAGAACAGAAACCTATTTCAGTGTTTGATAAACTAATTGCATTGGAATCTGAAATAGCTGCACTTAAAGAAGGTATCGAAGCTGAAGTTGGTGAATTAGTAGTTACGTTAAGATCAGAAGATGGTACAGTATCAGTTATTCAGAATAACACAGTTAATCAAATATTTGCTGGATATTATGTTGACGAAGTTGCTGAGCTTTCAGTTAAAAAAGGTCACATCGTTACTAAGACGTTTAAGCTATTATTAGAAAATACTAAGGCAACTCAATTAGAATTAGTTGCAAGATTAACTGGAGATAGAGCAAAACCAGTTTACAAATCATCGGGCGCAGGTTCACAAGAACATGGTCTTGGATTTGGAGTTCAGTTAAATGATCAAGAAACTACAAGTATCGATACTAAAGTGGCTTCTGATACGTATTATACATCTCAAGGTAAATATGATTTAGCTCCAATACAATATCAAAATGTTTCTCCATCTGCGATTGCTAACGTAGAAGATTTATTATTATCTGCACCGTATCAATCTGCACAAAGAAGAGGACAATTTATCTACAACAGATATATGGATGTTGCAAATCAAAATTCGCTGTACATCACTGAATCATTAATAGATGGAGCTCCTGCCAGTTTAACTAATTACGAATATACATTAAGTTATGCTGCATTTGAAGACAGTAATATGCCTGTTGGTAGTGGTATTAGTTTAAACCAACCTACTGGTGATGGTACATCAAACGACTTTATTTGGACCGGTTCATTCGGCGTAGCACAAGGAGTGTCAAACCTAAATATGGACTTTGGTGCAAATATGGTAGATGTGTGTTCTGTTGGAACAATAGGTGCAGCAGCATACAACACTGGTCTTTATATGCATAAAGATCATCCTGATTTAGAGAACTTATATTCTGATTGGTCGCCTAACGGATATTCTGAAGCTGATCAAAAAGAGTCATTACAACTTCTTGTAAATCAAGCTACAAACACAATGCCAATACCTGCTACATTTGTATCTGGTAAATCATTTAGATCTATTGGTGCATTTGGAGCCAACTTTATTAACATTAACAATGTTAAAGCTAAGCAACAATTAGGGTTCCAAGACACTAAGGACAGTCAGATTATAGCATCTGGAGATAGAACATTTAAAATGTCGTTTGATTCTAATGATCAATTCTTATTAGGTGGAAGATCATGTGGATCTTTCTTATTTATGTCTCCTATTAATTTAAATACTTTATCGGTTGATGGAGAAACTAAACAATCTAGAAAATCTATTAAAGGTAGAGATAAATCAGGTTTGGATAATTCGAATGCACTTACGGTAGATGTTGTATTCCAATACAGAATGACTGATTACTTTGGAAATGACCCAGAATCTGACAGAGGAAGAATTGGTGGACAAGCTAAATTAACTTTCCCTAATTTAACATATACTAAAAAGATTGGTTTTGATATCTTTGACAAATACGATCAGCAATTTACATTTGATTTAGAAATATTTGCCAAATACAGTGCAAAAGGTAAAAACTTAAACTCAATAAGAGCTGCCCAACTAGTTAGAAACGTACCAAGCTTCTCTGCACCTGCAGTTGATAGAAGAATGTACAACTTTAAAGGTTATTCCGTAAGATAATATGGAAAAGCTACTGTTATTGTGTTAGATATATAATAGAGAAAGTAGTTAGTACTCTATTAATAAAACAAGTAACACGATAAATGGCAGCACAAAGTTTTAAATTATTTCAAGGATCTGCAGATCAAACGTCAGCATGTGGCTTTGGTCGTAGCACTTCGGCAGAGATAGAAGTGTGGTATGATGATACTAACAGCGGTACTCCATCTTCTCCATATGATATAACAACACTTCCTAGTGGTTCACAATTATATAAGGATAATACTCTAGCGGCTAACAGTGCGCTTGACTCAAATCATCTCGGTGGAAGCGGATTACCGGTAGCTGGAAATAATTGGTGGACATTAAAGGATAATAATTTTGGTGAAATACAAATTGACAGTACAACTGGACAAACTATCAGTAGTTACGTAGATTGTCAAGTAGAGTACAAAATAGTAGAGTTTAGAGACGATACTGATGCTACTATTACTAGTGCATCTGAAGGTGATGTGATATCACTTTACATTGAGGCAATAGGTGATTTAGATGGAGTAACGGTAGATTATGATCTAGATTCATCTTCAGCTGCAGATTACGATGATCTTGAGGATCCTGAGCAGGGCGGTGCTATTACATTTTCTACTATGGATGGTGATCAGTTTAGATGTTCAGCTGTACTACCCATTGAAATAGCCACCGATGCACTTGCAGAAAGCACAGAACAGTTGGTCTTTGTATTAGGTGATATTAATAATCAAGATAGTAGCAGTAATCTTATAGGAACATCTATAGTTTCTATAGATATAATAGATGTGTCACCAACTCCGACACCGACTCCAAGTTCAAGTGCAATATCTCCAACTCCGACGCCTAGTCCGAGTGCGAGCGCGTTACCAGAGTTTGAGTGTAGTGACGCAAATTTAGGCTTGACTGCTTTGGCAGGTTTACCAGTAGGTACAACAATTGACACGACTTTAATTACTATAGATGCAGGTACAGTAGCAAGCATAACACCAAGCGATATTCAATCAGGTAGTGCTCAATATGCGATTGTAGTAAACGTACCATCGAGTGGTTTTAATAATTCTGGATCAACAATATCATGTGATGAAAGTATTACTGGTGATAGTGCACCAACTGCACAAAATTTAACAATATCTCTTGATTCAGAAGAGAGTGAAGATATTAATATTTGGAATCTTGTAAGCGATGATATTACCAGTGACGGTGATTTAACCATTACTTTAGGCGCGTTAAACCCTGCTTTAAGTGGATCATCTTTAACAACGTTAGATGCTTCTGGAATAACAACATATCAAGCACCTTTAGTTGAATTTTCTCAAGGAAACAAAACACAAACATTTACATACACAGCACAAGATGTTGCTGGAAATACATCTACGGGTACTATTACTATTAATATATCTGCTGAAGCAAATACTGCACCAGTATTTCAAGGTACACCATATAACATAACTACTCAGTTAAATCAAACTACTGCGGAAATAATTTCTTATTCTGCGATAGATGCAGAAACACATGCAATTACATATGCTATTTCTGTTCAGCCTGGAAAAGGTGTTGCCACATTAGATACTACTAATTCTACAGTTTCATATATACCAAATGGTGGTGAAACTGGACCCGATTCAATAATATTAACCGCTACAGATAGTCAAGGATCTGCCACAGACACTAACATTACTATTGCTATTCAATGTCCGGCATATTTTGAAATTTTAGCAACTTCATTTTTTAATAATGAAGATGATGCATGTTTAGATCCTGCAACAGTTGCAGTTTGGTTTTCTACACAAAATGCAACGCAGATAAGCGATCTTGCTGTAGGTGATAAAATATACAACGATGCTAATGGAAACGGTGTTTATGCTTCTGGATATTGTAAAATACAACAAGGAGCGCTAGAAAAAGTTGTACAATTAGGAGCCGATGGAGCTATCATATCGATTGATAATTGTGATGCTCAATCTAATTTATTTCAATCAACTAGAGTTAGATACTCTGGGTCGGAAACGAATTTATGTAATGATTTTGGAGGTGAAGTAGTAGATATATTTTATGGAATTTCAAACCCTTCGGATCCATCACAGGACATAGCAACTCTTGTTGCAAATAACA